TAAACTTAGTAAAAATATAATTAATGAGATAAAAAATAAATTAAGTAAAAAGCAAGAAATGTCTATAGGATATAATCAACTTTGAATAATATTTTTTTTAATAAAAGAGTCATATTTAATAGAGTCACTATATCCTTGTTCAAATAATTTTATTAGTTGTTTATAATCTACGTCCAATAGATCAAAATCAACTATATTCATATTTTCATAATCTAAAATATTTTGGTATAATTCGGGATGGATAAGTATATTATTGGATGGGTGATGAATAAATGGGTCTTTTGAGAATCCGCCATCAAAACATATTTTATTTCTATATTTTAGTATTAATTTTCCAGTTAGAAAAGGAATATTAGAGCTAGCAATAATACAGTCAATTGCATCTTCTAGGGAGTCAAAGTCTGTAAAGATATAATTTTTAAATTGTAATTTTTCAAATATAGTAACGCCAATAAACATTTTCTTGAAGTCAAAATCTTCAGAAACAAAATTGTTTAATAATTTTTCTTTTAAAATAAGTTGTAAATGGTATATTGATTTAATATTATCAAAATCAATATTAAAAATAAGTTTTTTAAAATTAACAATATTTCCTTTATATGACATAAGTAAAGAGTTCCAAGCACCAGCAGATGCACCACTAAATACATAATTATCAGTATTATAGTGTTCTTTAATATAAGTACAAACCCCCATTTCATAAAATCCTTTTAAACCAGCGGGAGAAATATTAACAATTTTTTTATTACTTAAATAATTATTATCATAATAATAATCAGTTATATTATTGTATTCAAGTCTTAAATTATGTTTATTATAATTTACAATATAATTAGGTTTTTTAAGACAGCAAGGTTTTGATGATAATGATTTAACATTGTGGTTGTAGTAGATTCCACTATTTTTAATTGTATTCATGAAAAATGATTCAGATACAGAAAAAAACAATGAAAATAAAAAATATAAGAATAAATTCTTAATATTCATTAAATATAACAGATTATAAAATTTATGATAATGAAAAAAATAAATAGTAGTTATGGTTTAAATTAGTAACCGTTTTCATCATTATTTTTTAAAAGTGTATTATTATATAATTTTAGAGCATTTTCTTTTTTTTTGTCGTAAATTTGTGTAATAAATTCTTCTACTTTTTTCTTGATTTCATCATTATTTTTGAATTCATTATATTTATTTTCTATATTAACTATTTGTTCTTGAAAGATTTTATCCATAATAATAAATTCATCATCTTTCATTGATTCATTATAAAAATCTTTTAAATGTTTATTTAATTTATCCATAGATTTATCAATAATATCTTGCATATTCATAGTAATAAATTTATCAACATTATTTTTATAGACAATACCAGTGTTTGTATCTTTTTCGATAACAACGTTTAGGTTTTTTTCATTTTGTAAAATATTATCTAATAAATTAGAGTACATAATTTTGGATAATAAGATGGAATGACGAGTAAATTTAGTTATTCTACTAACATCCCAATCATTGTCGAAAGGTTCAACATTAAAATTAACAAAAAGGTTTTTATTATAATTATTATTGATTGTATTAAAATTATTGGTAGTATTATTAATATTATTTTCAGAGTTATCAGAAGATTTTATATAATTTGTATTAATTTTTTCGATTGAGCATTTTTTTTTATGTCGTGTAAGGTTATATTTACGGTTAAATATTTTTAAACAGACATCGCATGTAAAAATATTTTCTTCTTTTTTGATATTTTTATTTAATTTATTTTTGAATTCATTATCAATAATAATAATATTAGAATCATTACAATCACTAGTATTGTCACTAATTGTATCACTATCATTATTATGGTCATCAATAATATTATTATCATGATTATTGTCAGTATTGTTATTAACTGTATCATTATTATCAATATTATTATGTGTAATATTATCAATAATATTATCAGTAATATTATCAGTAATATTATCAGTAATATTATCAGTAATATTATTATTTTCTGAATTAGGGTGATGTAATATTAATTGATTTTGTTTTGAAATATTATTTGAATCAATATTAAATAAATCAATAAATTGTGAATTATTATTATTTTGTTTATAGCTGTGTTTAATTAATGATGCTTTTTCGATTTCATTTTCGTTATAATTGTAAGAATTAATGACTCTTAGACATTTTTTTTTTCGATTCAGGTGACGAATCATTTCAATTTTTTGTTTTGTAATATGTCCACATCTTTTACATTCATAATATGACATTATTAATAATAGTCATATTTTTTTTAAGTAAAATAAGTAAAATAAGTAAAAAAGAAAATTTAATAAAAGTAATTTTTGTATATATTTTTTTCAAGTAAAAAATATTTTTATTGATAATGTTATGATTATTACATATAAATAAATAAAAATAAATGGTACAAATATAATTACAAATCAAGTAAAAATACTCATAATGAGTAAAAAATGAGTAAAAATGAGTAAAAATGAGTAAAAAAATCAAGTAAAAAAGTAAGTAAAAAAAGTAAGTAAAAAAGTAAAAATAAAAAGTAGAAAAGTGAAATTAAAAAAATGCACTTTTTAAAAAAAAGTTAAAAAGGTGAAAAAACGGAATAGGAAAGTGGATTTTTTGCGTAAAAAAGCTTATCCTGCAGAAATTTGAAAATGACCATTTACGAATAATTTTCGGAAAAAACAATGGACGTAAATAACATTTTCATTTTTAGGTAAAAAACTCTGTACAATAATCATTTATGCCAAAAAAAAAATGCTTAAAAATTTTCCCAAAAAATAAGAAATTTATGGCTCACACAAAAGGGTCAAAAACCTTCGAAGTGCAATCATGCCATAGTAAGGGTCAAAAAAATGAAATTCGAAAAATGGTTAAAAAAAGGCATTTTTTTGAAAAAAAATTCAGAAAAAATTGGTACATAAAAGCCTATTTCAGATTTGACATTAAAACTCTGTACATAATGACTTTTTACAAAACTTTTTTTGCGTAAAAATTTATCCTCATTTTTGGCACCTAAAATGGCACACATAAAGCAATTTAAACTCAAATATTACACAGTGACACTTTTATGATTTTCAGACTTGTTACGAAAAAAATGGAGAAGTTTTCAGTAAAAAGTTGGTACATAAAGTCAAATTTCGATAAATGGCAAAAACATTACACGGTATGACCACTTATGAAAAAATTTCATTTTTGGGTACCCTTGCAGAAAAAACTTGGTACATAAAGTCAAATTTCGACAAAAGTCGCAAATCAAACCACGGTGAGACTTGCTACGAAAAAGTGCAGATTTTTGAATTCCATTCAGCAAAAAATTGGTACATAAAGTCATTTTTCGACAAATGGCGTAAATCTTACACAGTGTGACTTGCTACGAAACTTTTTTTGCGTAAAAAAATTTATCCTCAAAAACTGTCATACATAAAGCCGAAATTTACAAATATGACATAGTAAGGCTTAATTTTAAAAAGTGGCATACAATAGTAGGTTTTGTCATGATTTTTTAGAAAGTGAAAAAAGTGGTTAAAAAATGGCTAAAATATTTTACTCAAAATGAGTAAAATCGGGTTTTTTCAATGTGGTTTAGGAATCAGACTGACTTATGGTTAGAAATATGCAGTAAAAAATCGTTATTTTTCAATTTTCCCTCTGTAAAAAAAAGTCATTTTGCAGTAATTTTTAGTGAAAAAAAAAAACTATTTTTTAAGTTTGAATTTGAAAATGTTTTTTTTATTTTTGAAATTTTTTTTTTTCAAAATAAATTATAAAAAAAAAAGTTTTTTTTTTGTGAGTAAATTACTTGATTTTCTCTATTTCCTATTGCCAAGACGCTCAGTCTGAGACTTCAATTTTTTACTGCATTTTTTAGACCATAAGTCAGTCTGAAAAGTTTTCAAAATAAAAATTATGCAAAATGAGGAATTTTACGAATCTCGAAACGCGGAAAAAATATGATGAAATATAAATAATATTTATTTATTGATATAAAATCCCTATTTTGGGTTTTTAAAAAATGAGCAAAATGATTTTTTTTCCAGGATAAAAAACGTCCCTTGATTCTACAAAAATATTTTATGTTTATTTTTTCCTGAAAAATCTTGTAAATTTACTAGGAAAAAATAAACAATACTTGAAATAAAAAATATAAAAATTATCAATAGAAAAAAATATAATAAAAATGAAATAGGAAAAAGGTGTAAAAAAGGTGTTAATTGCAGTTATAAAAAGTGTAAAAGGTTATATATTTTTTAAAAAATAGTAAAAATATATATAATGCAAAATATTCCAGTAAATCAATATGAATTTAGAGAAAAAAAAAATAATTTTTTTGATACATTATACTCTGTAATCGTTAATAATCGAGCAATACTTCTTGCTGAATTTTTTGATTTACTTGGTGATGTAGTTAATTTTTTTGACATATATGGTAATCAAGAGATGGTAATTTTTCATCCATGGGCAATTATAATCATGTGTTTATCAGGTTTTTCATTTATAATGAATACAATATTTAAAAAACAATTAGCTAGTATGAAACATTTAAGTAGAGATGAAATGATTCCAGATTCGGATATTGAATTAGGATTAATAGAGAAGAGTAAAATGGTTGATAAATTATTGAATGTATCAAAAAAAAGAAAATCAGTATATGAAGAAATTGCTGAATCAATGTCAATTATATTAACATTAATGGTAGAAGATTTTATGTCATTTGTATTTACAATTATAGTATTAAAGTACAATGGAAAAGTAGAATTAAATGCACAGTTGTATAATATAATGATAACAGGTTCAATGATAATGTATCAATTATTTAGTTTATGGGTAAAAAGGAATAGTATATTGGAAGAAAGAAAAAATAATTTACAAGAAAATATGATTATTGAATTTTCATCAAAATTAAAACAACGTCATGGTGATAGAAGAGATGAAGAATATATGGTATTTGTAAATAAAATGTGTAAAGAATTATATTTAAATGAGGATAGTGAAAAGGTTATAAAATTTAGTGAGAAGGATAATAATTTTAAGACAAGTATTTTAGGAAATAATAAATATTTAAGGTATTCAATATCATGTTTTGAATATTTTTTTAAATTACATCCTGTAGTAAAAATTACAGATATATATAAAAATAGTAATATTATTGATGAAAATGAATCATTATTAACAATTGCACTTGATTATCAACATTATCAAATAGCAATAAAAATGTTTGAAAAATTTGGAAATGAAGATATATATGGCAATAATCAATGTGCAGTAACAAAAAATTGGATATCATTACAAAATAATAAAGATGGTACAATAAATGAAATATGTATATTTTTAAAATTAGCTATGCTTATGAGAACAATATCTTTAACACCAATGTATCCTTGGAATAATGATTATAAATGGTATCAAAAAGAACATTGGGATAAAGATGGAGAACCAATTGAATCTGAATTAATACAATTATTTAATGACCAAGAAAAAGAAATTGAGAAAGTAATGAAAACTCCTTTATGTAGTTATTTAGTAAAATGCGGACTAAGAAGAAGACGTTTAAAATCAACAAGAGAGGAACGTAAAGCATTAACAGCATTAGTATATAAAGATTGGAATGAAGTTAAAAAACTATGGTTTGATAGAAATTTATCTCCAGTGTTTGATTGTTGCGGGCCATATCAAAAATATAAAAAAGAATATAATTCAATATTTTTCAAAGATGATAATGAAAAAAACACAGAAAATTTAGATAAAAATATTGAAATATTTAAAAAAGAATACCCACATATTAATATTAATGATTTAATTATTTCAGAAAGATGGGGTGTTCCAAAATGGTGGTTTAAAATAACAATATTACATGATAATATATTATTAGATAAATATGATAATGTAATAAATTTGATTGAAAAAGAAGGTGCTGATCCATGGAAAAAAACAGGAGCAGGTCAAAATTGTTTATATATAGCAAAAAATAAAAAAAATCAAGAATTGATTCATTATTTTGAGAAGAATTATCCTGAAATGACAACAAAATAAAAATTGATTTTGATAATAAATGTTAAAAACATGATATGTGTTGTATAAAACGTGAAAAAATATTAAAATTAAATAATGAATTAAATAATCAAGTATTTAATGGAATCAATCATGAGGAATTTAATAATATTGATGAAAAAGAATCGTATTGTCATATTTTCAAGGTAAGTATTGCATTAATATTATTTTACATAATGATGTATAAAATAATAAAATATGTAAATTTAATTTATAAGTAATAGATATCGTAATAATTGTGTGTATTATGAAACATATTTAAAATGCTTGAAAAAGAGGATTTAGAGTGACCAAAAATTTCATTTGAATGGACACCAATTAAAAAATCAATAAATGCTTTT